CGTACCAATCATAGCTATCTTGCCCTCATCCGACAATGAAGGTATAACCGCCTCTGTAACCCACTTCTTATTTTTAGCTCTAGCCTCGGCTGTAGCTGCATTTAACTCGGATTCAAAGTCATCTACAATAATAAGGTTAGGTCTTGTATCGCCTTCAATAAAACCACGGACTCTTTGTCCTGTACCAACTGCTATAATACGGGTACCATTAGCAAGTACAATATCATTGTTAGTCCACCGCTTAGCAGTATTAGGTCCCATATCTCCAAAAACCTCTGCAAACTTATGAGAATGTATTAAGTGATACTTTATCCTAGATAAGAAATTAATAGACTGAGTTTGTGACTCAGATATAATAACAATGAATAAATCTTCGTCAGATTTCTTAAAAGCAACTCTCCACAGAGGGTATATAAGAGAAGTAGTTGTACTTTTAGCTGTGCCACGAGGGGCAGCAATAGCAACACGTGAGATGTTATCATCTTGGAGGGCTTTATATATTTCATTATGGAACTCTGGTGTGTCCTTATTCAGAGCTGTGGGAAAGCAGTACTTGCCAAAAAGTCCCATATTCTCATAGAGCTTCTTTAATGCTTGCTTTTGTGCATATTGAGCCTCAAAGTCCATCTATTCTTTTACAGGCTCCACATAGTTTACTTCACCATTTGCAGCGTTATAGGTTGTCCGTGTAGCTACAAGTTTCTTTTCTTCATCTCTGATATCATCTATGAGTGATGTAGTCTCAGTTGCCTCAAGCTTGTCCACGGTCTTAACTAGATGCTTATCTTTCATTCCATGCATATCCTGTAGATTATCTACAGCACGCATTAAGTTAGTGACATCTCCCTTATCCTTTGCTTTTTTAATAGTGTCCTTTAGCAAATCAAGGGTATACTCTTCAGTTAGACCATGGTCATTTAAAATGGTTTGTAATTCTTCTCTAATCATAGTTTGAAACCTATCTGTCCTTATTGTTCTTTTCCATCTGCGCCTCTGGTCTTCCGACACAGTGCCAAACGTAAAATTGATAGCCATATCAGGGTCCATGCACAAAGCATAGGTCATGGCTAAGTTTTTATATTTTGTTGAACGACATTTAACATCTAGGAAAGTATCCCCAGACATTGTATTATTAGCTTTACGGCCCTTAACCTTTAACTTCTTTGAGGGGTATTGCTCGTTATAAAAGACATATCCCCAGGGGAAACGAAGATAAATATTGTCAAAACCTCTATTCCCGGGATATACAGTACGTTTCAGTACCTGTGCTACATACCCATCGTCGGATAAAGCATAATCATTAACATTTGCGTCTTTCCAATATATGTATGGTATATCAGCTTCATCAGCTTCTTCCTGTCGATATATGTAATAAGAGGAAGCTTCTTCGTCGCCGCGGTGCTTTATTGTAATAGTATACATCTAAAACTCCCAAGACCCACCGATTTTTATATCACCAGGCTTAGCCTCTACAAAATAGCTTGAGCTATCATTTGGGCTATAGGTTAACTTATTTGGGGATATATCAAAGTTAGGCCCTAACTGGCCTTTGAGGAAATAGCCTAACAAACCAGACGCTACATCTTGACCCTTTAAACCCTTGATTTCATCACCCATGTCCTCTAGCTCTCCCTGAACACTATCAAAGGACATATTAGGGTTTTCCTGCACATACTGTAAGGCTTGACGATAATATTTAGTAAGTTTTGGGTCCATAGCTAATAACTAGGTCCCGTTGCGCTTTGATTAATCTGGACAGGTTCATCGGCTTCTATATCAAAAAACTTCCTATATTGGCTGTTTCTTGTCAGAGACTGCTTATTTCCCTTAGCATCAGTAAAGTAACGCTTGCCTATCCAATTGCCCTCCTCGTCGTTAGCCATTAGAGCATCGTTGTCCCCTGACATAATAGCATCGCCAAATTGTGTAAACCTACCACTATAGTCCTTTTCTAGCATATGTGGCACCTGGCCGGTATTATACGTAAAATCAAGTAACATATTCTGGCGTTCTTGAGATAGGTCGCCCCATGCATCAGACGTGCCCAAGGACTTGTTGTACTTGTTATTTATAGAATTTCTGGATTGTTCCACTATTTTCTCATAATCCGCATCGAAGAGCTCGTCAGAGATACGCTTCATGTCCTCATCAGACTCACCTGAGTAATCCTCACCAACTATGTTCTTATGACCCCATCCAGAGGTCTGTAGACCACCTTCGTGGGAGTCTTTACCTTGGCCGTGGTAACCCTCTGCCTCCTTCACATAGTCTATAAATGCCTGATTTGGGTGTGTAAAGGCTTTATCGCCCTCTTTCACCACTTGAGGATGGTATCCCATAATAAAAATTCCTAAAAAATAATATAGTAACGTACGTATATGCACCATGAAAGGTATCTGCCCCTAGAACTAGCAATCAGAACTAAAAACCCGCTAATAATCACTTAATACAAGCGAGATAGACAACTATCCGACACATTTGTCAGCCAAACGGTCAGTCCTTAAGTAAAGCATGTTGGGAAATTTACGGAATATAACACATACAAGTCAAGGAGAATCTTACCAACAGTATAAAAAAGTGGTTTCTCAAAAAATTGCCCGAGAATGGGTGTGTGGGATATACCCAAGTACGCACCCCCCGATAAAAAGGGTTGTGGGGTGTTGACTGCGGTGAAACCCATTTTATCTGTGTGTTCGTCCATCAGTTACCTACGCGAGCGAGCTCGCCCCCCTCTAGCTTTGATATTTCTTATCTAATATACTGATAAGGATGCCACTAACAGCCTATGATGTAGGGTTGTTAAGGGTTTCTCAATGCGAGGCTATCATGTTCTATTACATCAGGAAGGATTAGCCATGTCTAGTCCAAACAGTGCTGACACCACTCCAACTGTCACCTCAAGTGCGTTCCAACTGAATGCCGTTAAGAACAATCCTCGTCGAGTTAAGGACGGTAATGGAGGGTTCGACGACATGACAACTTCTACTATCGTTGATGATAAGGTTGTCAAGAAGACTGTCTATAATGATAAGTCTGTTGTTATTCGGTTACAAGGACACTTGGATAGTGATACCCTTAGTGCAACTTCATTGTTCCAAAAGGGATTCATCACAGGTAAAGGTCTACTTGCTCTACAGTCTAAGTTAGAAGCATCTAATGCAGACTATAAGGGCAAACTTCAGACCATTGCTGACGGACAATACTTCATTGTGGAAGAAAAGTCCAAAGGTTCTACCCGCAAAATGCCATTCAGACATATTACCTTCAAGGGTGATGTGCATCTGACTTCCATTCGGGTTGACATGCCTTATGAATCTACTGTATCTACACATCCAGATGTAGACGGGCTCATATAGTATAACCTGTAATCTAACACATAGTGGGGTTTGGTGGTAACATCAGACCCTTCTATGATTGTGTTCTTAACCTTTTAAATGGAGGTGCATTAGTATGCGTCGTGAGTTTACTAATCCAAGGACATTGGCTACTGAAAACCAGAAAGATTTACTCTGTTCAATGGTCAATGCCTCATTTGATAGGGCTAATAGATTTAGGATTTATTCCTATAATCATAAGAAGCCCTTGTCTGAAAACTGTTGTGCTTACTTAATAGAGCATTTAGATACCATTACAGCAATGGATGTATCTAGACTCTTTGATAGTTGTAAGGCAGGCTGTTCTCAGTCAAATTACACCCGTTATACATCTATGGTTCATAGTATACAATGGGATTATTTCAATGATACACCATTTGCATATTATAATGGTTATCATGATTAACAAGATTTAGGTGGTACATAGGTTAGTAATACGGTCTAAATTCCGTTCCTATGTATCGCCTATTCTTTTAAAAGCGTTGTCTTTGCTCTATAGCAAAGGTTAAATGCTTATTTACAAGCTTTTGAAATAACTGCAATAATTCAATAACAAGGAGTAACAATGGAAAACATATTACTAATGTTAGGATACTGTATATTCTTTATGTTTATATTGTTTATTAGTATAGGCATCACTTTAAGAGTTATGCTATGGATAGATGAAAGGCGTAAGATATGAGAAGTGGAAAGACTGAGTACATTCATCATAATGCATGCCCTTATAAGCATAAACATCAGCTTGTAGAGTGGTTAGTTAAGTACCGCAATTTTACTAAATCTGGTGCTAATAAGTTGAGTAAGAAACAATGTTATGCCATATGGTATAAGCCTTCTGAATCTAAGGAGCTTGTATAATGAATGACATAAAATGGTTTAAGAGGGTAAGCGTAAGGTTTGCCCTTGTTGTGTATATGATAATTGGACTTTCATATACATATCCCCAAATCCTCAAAGTCCTATTCTGGCCCTTTCATTATGGGCCTACAGGTCATTAGGAGAACAAATGACAAAAAATGATGCAAAGAATACAGTCTTTAGAGAAATTGACCCTATAATGATACTTACGACTATGTTTCATATGGGAACTCTTTCAATAAAGGCTGCCGGGATGGTTATGCCTAAAGATGTTATGATAGACCATATTAAATTGATATCTACAATGCAAACAGCAATGGCGACAGCTATGAATGCTACTGAAAAAGAAGTTATAGAAGCACTAAAAGCTGCTAATGAATTAGAAGAAGTATCCGAAATGTTAAATGTAGATGGTATTAATGAAAGTATAATAGGCGAAAGCTAAAATAAAGAGAGTAATAGGATTATTGGGACTATGTTACCATCCCTGCTCTCTTTTTACTATGGTCTAACCATATCGTCGTGGATGCCTGGGCGATTATAAAAGGGCATCATCATTCAATTTCCAGCGATAAATAGCCTCATGGACACAGTCCGTTTGTTTAAAACCTGTCTCAACTGGCTGACAGGCGCTGGATTAATTTAGAAAGGCAATAATGAAATACCATATTAAACAGAACAAACGTTTAGGAGGCTATAGTAAAGTATACTGGTCACGACCACAATCTTATTGTAACAGATATACTAAGACAATAAACTTTATAGAAGATGCCTATCGTAGAACAGATGGTAGGTATGTATTAACAATAGATTCAATATGCACAGCTTGTAAAAAAAGCTTTATTAGGCAACAATTAAACATAAAGCAATAAAACGGAAGGAATTGTTAAATGTTAGATATCTTTTATCTCTTTATATGGCTGTATGCATGCTTTATTGTCGCAACAGTTATATTTAGTTACGCAACCTCATTATTTAAGGAGAACGACAATGAGTGAATATCAAGCAATGCTATGTCTGATTATAATGTCCGCAACACTGATTATATTAGCCATGGTAACTAACGAGGGTAAGTATCCTACAAAATATGAAGACCCTATAGAACAATACTACTATAATACTGATACTTATATGGTAGAGCCCAAAACCGATAATATCGATTATATTGATATTGATGACCTCACATTTGATGAAGCTTTTAATTTAATGAGGAGATGGAAAGGGGCCAAGTCAGACTTCTTCTGGCACGGTGAGCGATATAATACCAATCATCGTGAAGAAGGAGTTATACCGAGCAACTAAACTAACGTTTGTTTGTTCTCAACAGGATAAGGGAGGAGCGTTTTTCTATATTTTGACGTTCCTTCCAAATCCTATATATAGGAGCCTGTAATGGCAAAAATAGAATATAGCCTACAACGTCTGTTAAGGACCACTCAAACTGTTCCCATTAAAGAAGTAGATAATAATATTGACTATTATGAAATTGACAACCCCCCCGAACCTCATGATGATAGAATTGATATGCTTTGTAATTTAAGAAGTATGTTAGGCTCGAAATTATTTAAACAATGGGCAGAAGTAAGTAGTGTGGAAACATACGATGTATAGCGTTATATACAAAATGGATACTTATATGACCAAAGAATTTAAAGAGCTTGAACAAGCACTCAAATTCGCTGAATATAAGATTGATAATGGTACATTTATAAAAATTAAAAGCTCAAAGACCCTTAAGCAATATAAAGGTAAAAGTAGCTATAATTTAAATATATGGTACAATGAAGAATCTGCTAAGGTAGCAGATATGTTAGCTAACAACACGCCGAAAGGCACAGGTAAAAAGGAGACTTAAATGTCTAGTAATTCAGATAGCAAGGTTATAAACCTCTATATTCAAGGTGTTACAGGGTTCGCCCAACCAACAGAAGTTAAAGCAAACACGGTACGTGAGTTGCGAGCTGATGAACGTTGGACCCTCGAAGGTCACATCGCAGTAAATGGCATTGTTGCCACAGACGATACCGTTATTGAAGAAGGTAACGACGTCGCACATCACATTACCAAGAATACTGGTGGTGCGGCATAACATCCGAAAAATGTTAATAGGTAACAGATTTAATATTACACTCATAACTACTATGTTTTGCACGCAGAGTGTCACGAACTAACATCAAATCTTAATATAGGTGCAATATCCTTGAAAGATGCGCTGAGTACTCACGACCAGAGCTAGGCCACTTCCTCTTGTAGTCTCGACTAATATTAAATCATTCATGTTCATAATTCCGGTGCGCTAGTTCCAGTAGGCGCAGCCGAAGGTTCTACCCACCGGGATACTATTGTAAAGGTAAAGAAAATGGAAACATTAAAAAAAGTAATAAAGTCAAATATACTACCATTTGATGGTAAACGTTATTTGTCCCATATATTTGAAAAGATAGCAACTAATATTGATAGTTATACTATCATGTATAAAGACTTTAGCTTAAAAGGTAAAGTAATCGAAAGATTAAGAGCATTCTGTGAGTTCTTTAATATAACGCTCGAGCTTAATAATAACATGACGTTTAAAAGAGGCTCATATGCAAAAATAAAAGAAACTTACATAAACGCTAGATATCCTCACTGGTTCACTAAAAAGGGAACAAATAAGATATGGAAAATCTTTCGTCCTCCAGAAAACCATGGATATAAATTTGAGCAAGATATGATAAATATTGATGCTTCTTTAAGTAATTTAAGGCGTGATGGACATACTTTAGATAGTGATGATGATAGTACAATTAAGGAGAAATTTCAAGTATTCTTAAATAATATCAGTCAAACTAATCATCCTGATATAGAGTATGATATATCAGATAAACCATTGGTATATTCAAGACGCTCTAAATGGGTCAGTGAATCAATAGGTAATTCTGATGCTTATATACAACATAAACAAAGGCTTGCTTATGATATTCCAACTATAACGCTTCCATTATTTTGCAATATAAAAGTAAAATTACCGGATACTAATATAGTGTTTCATGAATCAGATGGCGGAAGTGATGTAACTGTTTATAAAACAATAGATTGGGGCGATTTAGTTGTATATATGACCTTCCCAATTCAAACAGTTTTAGAGCATGATAATGGGTCTCGTGAAAAAATATGTATACATACAGACCTTTTTCCAAATTATCCAGGCACTATGCATCCTTTTGTTTCTATAGAATGGGGTGGATATGCACATGGTAATACTTGTTTTGGCTCTTTCCCAATAGAAAGGTTAATTCTAGAAGGTAAGCTAATGGAAGCTTTAACTCACATGCAATCATGGGCGAATAGTTATGATGTACATAGAACCTCTCCAATTAATAATGCGAGAAGAACTTATTATAGCTTGAATAGTAGCAATGGTGCTTTGTCTAATGATAGTGATTGTTGTGATACGGCGTTTCAGTATTATAAGAATGAAACTGTAGATGCTGAAGTAGTCATTCCAATTGTAGAGGCACACTTAGCTCAATTCTGTGATGATTGTATATGTTCATCTGATTGCATAATCCAAGATAGAATGCTTGAGTTTCTAACGGCAAGGAGTCCATTAGAAGACTTAGCTTTATTAGAAGATTTTGTGAGAAGAGAATGGTGCAATATGTTCCCTGAAGGTCCAGCAATAAAAGAACAGCAATTAGAAATACTTGCAATGTTTGATACGTTTAGAAGTTATATACCTCACACTATAACAGTACGAGGAATGACTTCTGCTGCTAAGTTACTATTTCTTGATTTAAGTCATATTAAACAATCTGGCTTTGATTCTTGCATTGTAGATACATTACATAATCTACATGTTACTGACTGTATCGGTCGTGCTATGCGAACATCAGCACGCTTAAATTACAGACATAATATGTGTGTTGAAAATGGTACAATAGTTGAAGATATAGAACATGGACATACTATAATTGAAAGTTTAAAGGCGTATCAAGCGGCTTTAAATGTAGCTTATTTAGTTAGCTTATTGATAGTAACAGGCAAGGTGGGCTATAGTAATCTATCTGCACTTGGTGAACAATATACAATAGGTGAATTATATAATCTCTTGTATGACTCATGTAAAACTAATGCATACATCAGTAAAATGAAAATAGAATTACCATTTCCAGATGAAGATGGTATTCACTAACCCCCGTAAAGGTAAAGAAAGGTCTAAATGAAAGTTAACAATGCTGTAGTGGTCTCATCACATAGATTCTACATTAGCAAAGAAGATAAAAAGAAGGTTTGGGATTATGCTCAATCTGCTTTTGATGTATATCAATCAGAAATCACAGGAATGATGGTAGTTTTACAAGATGCCGAAGGTGATTACATAATGCAGGACCCAATAATTCTTAAACAAGAAGTATCTGCCAGTGCGTGTGAAATTGATGAAGATGAAATGGCTATGTATACTTGTAAAATGATGTCTAAGTATTCTGGACAAGAAGTTCGCTTTTTATGGTGGCACAGCCATCATAACATGGGTGTCTTTTGGTCAGGTACAGATGATAAAAATATCTTGGTAAATAAAACACAAGATTTCAATTTATCATTAGTAGTTGGGTTAGATGGAGATTACTTGCTTAGGTTACAATTCTTTGAACCAGTAGAAACTTATGTTAATACTGAAATGCATGTCTTAGGTCAAGACTCAGGTGTTCCTGATGATATCACTAAGGAAGTCAAAGAACTATGTAATAAAACAACTTATGCTGTTACTAGACCTATCAATACCCATCAATCTAGCCTTCCATTAAATGCAAATGGAGTTAATGGTTATGGTTATCAATATGATACTTATGACGAAGGTCAAGATGTATATGGAATGAGTTATGGTCATAGTAAACATTATAATAATGAATATAAAGAATATGTTGATTTAGATTCTGTTCCTGAAGTTATCATGGATAGAGCTTTAAAGATATTAAATTCATTATTAGATGAATGTTATGATTTATCAGCTGAGAGAATTGAGAGTAAACAAGCTCTTGACATATGGAGAAAGAAAATCCAAAGTGTTGAAAAGCTTGTGAAACCTCATGGACTTGGTATTCGTGAATATAAAACAAGTAAAGCATTAAGTCATGCGTTGTATACGTTATGGCCTGATGATTTCTTTTACGAATTGAAGAAGGAGACTTCTCTTGTCTGATATTAATCTTAGAAGCAGTGGAATAACTGACGATTTGAAAGATTATCGATATCATATATTGGGTTGCGGGGCTATAGGTAGTTCCGCAGCTTTTCAATTAATAAGGATGGGTGCGTCCTCATTGACCTTATATGATATGGATAAAGTTGAAGTTCAAAACGTTGGAGTGTCAAGGTATATCTTGTCAGATATTAATAAACGAAAAGTAGATGCTCTCTCTGAGCATTTAATGTCAATTAATGATACTGCAGATATAACTAGAGTGCGGGGAAAGTTCAAGACTTTCAGAACCACTTTAGATGATAAAGATATCGTAATATTAGGATTCGATAACATGCGAAGCAGGTTGAAAGCTGCTAAAGAATGTTTTGAACGTAATAGTAAACCTTATCTTTTAATAGATGGAAGGATGGGAGCAGAGCAGTACCAGCAATATACTCTGTTAAACCCATCATTAGAAGCCTATAAAGCTACTTGGTACAGTGATGCAGAAGGTGAATCAACACCATGTAACGCAAAAGCTACAAGCTATTGCTCAGACATGGCAGGTGCGTTTATTACAAATGCAGTAAGAAAAGTTTTGACGGACAATCCAGTTCCTCAAGAGTTTTATTTTGATTTTCCATCTTTTGTTCTTGCAAGAGTAGTTAATTAGGGTTAAATTACTAACTCTGGAGTAGCCCTATATGGGCTGCTCTAAGGGTATTAGTTCAATTTTAATAAGGATATTGTATGTCAAGTAATGATAATGAAATCTGGTTAGCGATAGAAACAATATCTAATAGAGTAAGTGAATTAACTGCTCTAGTAGGTATTATTTTAGATGCCCCAGTATTAACGAAAGTAACCAACGTGGAGGAAGTATATGCCGCTGACGAAAGTAAAGAGGAAGCCAAAGAGCTTGAATCCTAAAATAACACTTCTATATGGAGCCCCTAAAGTAGGTAAATCTACAGTATTAAGTCAATTAGATAGTTGCTTAATATTAGATACTGAAAATGGCTCTGATATGTTAGGAGGTTATATAGACAATATTAACAGTAGAGAAGAACTCTTAGAGTTTTATAAACTCGCAAAAGAGGGGCATGAGTATAAGTATTTTGCACTTGATACTGTCGATAAGCTTGTTGAATGGATAGAGAAGTCCATATTAAAAGAATACCAAATAGAATCAATTAATGATTTACCTTATGGCAAAGGATTTGGTTTAGTAAGAAGCAAGGTACTTAATCATATAAAGAAGTTGTCTTCTTTAGTACCTCATCTTATCATCGTAGGACACCGTAAAACTGCAGTAGCTATTGATAATAGTACCGCTATTGAACCGGAATCCCTTGATATTTCAGGTAAGTTAAAAAATATGATTATGGCTGCATGTGATGCAATAGGTTACGTCTTTAGAGATGAAGAAGAAACTTTAATGGTATCGTTTAAGTCAGGGCTTGCCCTAGAGGCAGGCAGTAGATGCGCTCACTTAAGAGGCGAAATATTCCCTTTTAATTGGGATTTAATATACAAGAAAGAAAAAGAGAAAGCGAGTAAAAAGTAATGGCTATATTTAAACCAGAGATGAAAAGTTCAGGTGGCGGTAATAAATTTATGGGTGTATGTGAAATGGGAATATCTAGTTTTGTAGATAAATCCGCTGAGTTTGATTGGTGTGACTTACTGTTAGAAGCAGAAGTTCATCTTAAAGATTCAGAATACCCTAAACGGTTAGCTATTAAAGGTGATTATGAAAAAGATGCAGAAGGTAATATCAATGGTGGCTATGTTTTAAATCGAATGTATCGATTCTTTGAAGCCATTGGGTGTACTGCAGGAATTAATCTTAAGGGAGAATTTGAAACCTCTGAAGGAGATGTAATCCCAGATATTGCTCAATATCTAAATGATAATCATACAAGCTCAGGTATCCCTGGAACTACTCCAGAATTAACCCATGTAGGGTATGTATATAAACGTCAAAATACTAAAACTAAAAAAGTATATACTGAAGTTTATACACGTTTATACCCTAATACTGAAAAGGGTAAAACTGAGTTAGAAGAATACATTAAATGGATGAAAACCAACAATTATCTCAAAGAGTATACTGAAGTTGGTGGTGACAAAGATGGTGACGGAGTAACTGTAACAGCTGAAGCTGACAGTAACTTTTGAACTACGTTGAAATTGCTATTAAGACCCCGTCTAGTCGCGGGGTTTTAATTCCTAAAGCAAATATTAAAACGTTTATCAAAACTGATGAGCCTCTATATCGTTCTATGTATACCTATGATGATGAAGCTAAGAACTTCGTTGACGACAAGGGGAGTATAAAGGATTATTATGGCACCAGAAGTATTGACAATGTGCTTATCGATATTGATAGGAAAGATAATAGTGACCAATTCACCTTAGATAAGGTAAAGGGATTACTGTTTGAATTAGAAGATAACTTCGAAGTAAATCCTATGAAATCTGCTCAAGTATATTTTAGTGGAAGTGGTTATCATATATCATTACCTGGAGGACTGTTTAACTTTACAGATTCGCCAGACTTACCATTCTTTGTGAAGGCCACTATGGATTCATTGTTTGATGGTATAGATTTAATGATATATATGAGACCTGGAATTTATAGAGTTCAACATACTGTTAATTTAAAGACAGGGTTGTATAAAATTCCACTTACTTATAAGGAAGTTCATACATTAACTCCTGAAGCTATTCAAACTTTAGCAAAAGGGCAAAGGCTAGATTATCCTTATACTGAGCTTTTATCAGATGGGGAGCTAGAGGATAGAGTAATTAAAAATGCTCCTAGAATCAAGCAATTTAAGGCTGTGGCAGAGCCTATAAATATGGTGCCTTGTGTTCAGAAGATGTTAACTGCTGGGCCCAATGAGGGGAATCGAAATAACACTATTATGCGTATAGCAAGTCATTTTAGACGCCATGGTATTCCTAGTGAATATGCCAAGGTTTCTTTATTGCACTGGAATAACAATTCTTTAAATGAAGAAATAGTTATTAATAAAACAGAGCAAACGTATGATAGGGGGTATAAATACTCCTGTAATGACCCTTTAATGAAAGAAAATTGCAGAACAAACTGCATATTCTTTAAACGTAAAGATTACGATGTGGAAGTCAAAGATGCTTTAACGTTACAAGAAGAATACACAAATAGGTTGGCAACTGACTTTGCTGGACGAACACTTAATTTAGGTGGGATGCTTGGCTTAGATAATAATACAGATGCAACTATATATCCTGGTGAACTAGTGACTATCTTTGGACCTACGGGCTCAAATAAAACAACATTAGCTCAGAATATAGCTTTAGGTGTAGATATGGTAAATGATTGTATCCGAACTGAATGGCAAATACCCACACTCTTCTTATCATTAGAATTAAGTGGTTGGTATATGCATCGCAGACATTTACAAATAGTATCTGGATTAAGTAAGGATGAGATTAATGTGTCTCCTGATGAAGTATTTAAATGTCATGAAGGCGCTCTTAGTCATATGAATATCCAAACTATATCTCCAACCTTAGACCAAATAAGAAAAAAAGTTCAAGAGTTACAACCGGCTGTTGTGGTAGTAGATTATATTGATTTAGTTGAAACACCTCCTCATATAAGAGGAGAATATGAACAAATTAAGTATATCTCACATACATTGTCAAATATGGCAGTGAATATGGATATTATAATTATACAAATATCACAAGTAGCACGAGAGTACTCAAGAAATGATGTTTTAGACCTCTATGCTGGCAAGGGTTCTGGAGCAATTGAAAATGCCAGTAGAAAAGTTATTGGCCTACAAGGACAAGCAAATAGTGACATCAAGAATGTTGAAATGTTCAAGAATACTGATGGTGAACTATTTAAAGCTCAGGTCCAATGGAGGCCAAGCTTTAGATTGCGAAGGACTTATAATGACGACAATGAAGAAACGAGTGTCAAGAAGCCAAAAACTGCTAACGCATTTGCTCAGCGGTAAAACTATAAATGGTAGACAAGCCTTAACAAGGTTTGGCCTATATAGACTTTCATCTTATATCCATAACTGGAGAAAGAAAGGGTTTAATATAGATACTAAAATGGTTAAGCGACAAGGTTCAACTTACGCTGTTTATAGCCTCACAGGTACTCCTGTAGCATAAGGAGCTAAAGATGGCTAAAAAGCCTATCCTGATTCATAAAAAAGGTACTCGGGGGCGCAAGTCCCCTAGTACTCTCTACTGGGAAGAGAAGTTTCTTGGCAAACTCAGGGAAATCCATGGAACACATTTTAGGGGAGCATTTCATAAAATTATGAAAAAAGCTTCTAGCACAAAGTCTTCTTTGAAAAGAAGAAGTGCAGAATTTGAGGTATTATTTGACCTTGAATTAAATGATATAAAACGGATGATATTAAAAGCATATGGTAATGGATGTAGATATTGTGGAAATGAATTAGTGCATAGGAATATGGCATTTGACCACAAAGAAGCTATATCTAGCGGAGGGCCATCAACAAAAGCAAACTTACATATTATATGTAGGCGATGTAATACAAGAAAAGGCCCAATGTCACATGAAGATTATTCAAAATTTCTTAATTTAATATCAAGTTTAGACTCTGAAAGCATAGCTTATATATTTAGAAAGCTTGCCAGTAGAGAAGTGTTTAGTTAAATTCCCAATAAGAGCCACAAGCAATTATTATTTAACCAGGTATTTATTTACTCTAAGTTAAGTGATTTTCAGTTGCTGACCACGAATTAGCAGTCTTGTGGCTATGGGAACATAAAAAGGAGAAAAGTATGTGGACATGTATAGAATGTTCAAACAGCTATGATGAAAATACAGGAGATGTAGATGAAAGAGTCTGCAATGAATGTATGGATATGATAGATGAGGATGAAGTAAATGAAACTTAAAACTAGAATTATCAAGGTGAACGGTAAAGATTGCATTAAATGTAGCATTTGTAGTAAAAAGAGAATGCTAAAGTTTTATTATTATTCAAATAAAAGCGTTTGCGGTTATAAAGGGCAATGTAAAAGTTGTTATTTAATTCGCGACAAACAATATAAAAACCAAATGGAAGGAGTACTATAATGTTTGATATGATTACATCTGCATGGGATAATTTATCAATTATGGAGCGTGTCTTAGCTATTGGCGCATTCGTAGTAGCAGCAGTATTACTGACTGAACTTATCTTTTAATGAAAGATAGAAGTGTTAAAGGGACTTGGCATCGGAATAACTCTGATGCCGAGTTCAAGAGAAGGTGGGACAAAATATTCAAACCTAAAAAGAAGGAAGCTGATGAGAGACAAGATGGGAGATTACCATGATGATTTAGATTCTATTTTTAATCGATTATTAATAATAGAAGAACAAATCCGTATTGTAATGCAAAGGATTAACTGGTTAGAAAATCCTGAAACTGCCCCTAAATCAAAACAACCGAAACCCAAACCCAAAGAGGAGGAAAATCTATGATAGATGGCCCAATACTAAGCAATGGTGAAATAACGGTACAGTTACTATTTACATTAGAGTCTAGACAAAGAATGCTTGGCTCAGAACCTGAAAATATTGAAAACGGTGTAGAAACACATGGTAGTTATGTTATAGCAGATAAAGAAGGTTATGCAATTGATTTAGACTTATTAGAAGATGGACAAGAAGTCCTAGTTATACTAAATGAAGATACTGATAGATTAGAATTACGTACAAAAAATAAACAAAAATATATATGCGACTTCATCTTATCCAGAGATGCTAAAGAACGTGATGAAGAAGATGATTGGGAGACTAACTTATGAGTGGCGAACTAGTATGTGTTGAATGCGGTATTTGGGTAGATAATCCATTTAGTGAACTTATATGCCCTAGATGTCAAGAAATACTTGATGGTAATCTTGAAGATGGTGGAGAATTAGAAGATAAAGATGGAGAACCTGATTATGACTAAAAAGGACTTCGAAGCTATAGCTTTAGCCATTAGAACTAATCTTGATACTATAGATAATTCAGATTTCTTCTTTGACTTTTTAGCAGACCTATGCAAAGCCTTTAAAAAAGCTAATCCCAGGTTTGATAGTGTTAAATTTAGACAAGCTTGTTTAAATATGGAGTGGAAGAAAGAATACAATGAAAAACTCTAAACTCAATACAGAACGCCGCAAAAACGGATGGTGGAGTGATGTCTATAATGCATCCTTTAAAATGATGGATATTAAAAGATATAAACGGGGGCTAACTTTAGAAACAGAATCTTCTGGAAAAGCCTCACAAATGTCAGCATCATTATGTCCTGTTTGTAATAAAGCATGGGAGTCTGATACTGTTAGTAATCCACGTAAAGTCCTCATTCATTATCATGATGAGTTCCCCACATTTAAAATACCTAGGAACACATGTTTAAAATGTCAGGAAGGAGGAGAGAATGGGACAAGGGAAGAAGATTAGCCTGATTAAACGATTAGCATTAAAAGTGTTAACAAAAACACCACTACAAAAAAATCGTATAGCGAGATGGTTAAAGATACACAGAACGACTCTACACAGATATGTTAAATAAACATTGCTTGATTATTAGTATAGCATTAAATTAACACCAATCTGTAAGGAGTATTATATGAAATTTAAATCAATGGGGAATGGAATAATTCATGAAGGTGACTCAAGGAAGGACTTGAAGTTCACTACTCAATTGCATTTACATGGACGGTTATATGACTTAGAGGTATGGAATAACGGATTATATAGAATCAAAGAAGTAAAATACGGAAAGGATTTGTATGGCGAGTCTAACTAAATGTTGTCAGTGTGAAGATGTTACAGAACAACTACTAGGAATATGTGTGGAATGTATAGAATCAATTATGAAGAGCTTAGATGCTCCTATTAAGCCACAAACCAGTTCACAGGTCTCTCCCACTACAACGCAGAAATGTAGCTGTAGATACAATGATACGGACGCCACAAGGAAGGTTGCCTTTTTAATCCAAGATTGCGATGCTGCAACCGCAAAAATGAATAAGAGGAATATAAATGAAACCGAGCGTCGTAAAGCTACTAAGTCCTAGAATCCATTTTACTTGTGAAATGTGCGGAACTACAGCTAATAGTAAGATGTACCAATATCAAGCTATTAGCATGGTTCCCGGTTATAAACCAAGATTGTTTAATAAAATGTGTCGTAAGTGCACTTATCGTGAAGTATACGGCAGTAAAAATTATAATAAACGGATGAAAGAAGGAGTACTAGATGGCGAAAGCTAAAATGCCTAAGGCTAATAAGAGTAATAAAAAACCTACAAATAAAGAGATAGTTCAAGTATGCAATTCATTAATACAAAATGTAGAGTATATGAACCATCAAATTATGACTTTAACTTCGGTCCTTGACATATATGTTGAGTTTAAAGAAGGTGACCCAGAGATATTTAAAGCATTTGCAACCAAAGAATTAAAACGTAGAATGGATGAACATACAGCGAAAGTAAAGAAAGAAACGGAGGAAGCAAAAGCTAATGACACACAAACAGATGTGCCAATTGATGCAGAAAGCGCTTGATGAAGTTGCAGAGATGCGTGACGCAGGTCAAAAAGAATACGCTCATACTGAAGACAACGTGTTCGCAAACTTTGAAAGAGTTTCGGAACTTACTGATGTCTCTAGGGAAAAAGTACTTTTAGTGTATTTATTAAAACATATTGATGGTATTTCAGCTTATATTAAAGGGCATCAATCACAACGTGAAAGCGTTAATGGTAGAATTACAGATGCAATAGTTTATCTTTTACTTTTAAAGGGGATGGTACATGAAGCCAGTTAATGCCCCAAGTAAATTGTTTAGTAATTGCGATGTCTGCAAGGAACTAATAGGCGGTAGTAGTCCTGTTATTGAAATATCCTATGGGTTCATTGATGAGGATGGTTCACTATGGGTTGAAGAATCTATTGTAATCCATAATGATTGTAGGACTGATGATTTACTTCACATGCTATCTGCTAAAATCGAAAAGAATTAAGTTTTTCTCCTTGGGGATAAAGATGGTGAGTTAGCTTGATTGTTGCTAACTTACTGTCTCCCTTTTTGTAATCTAATTATACTCTATAAAGTTCTTATTTCTTATAAGACCCGGGGTATACCATGTCATCCTTATAAGCGCCCTCTTTCCTCTTCTGAGCTTCCTTATGCAATCCTACTAATGGTATGCCAGTAACCTTATTCATAGCCCCTATTGGGTTGTCTATGATATTGTTTTTACCAAATACGTCCTTTGCCATACGGCCAAAAGGGAACATTGTCCAAGCATGATACTCAGCAACCCTACTCCAGTCATCATCTACCATAGCTCTAATGGATGGAGCTATCATACGAAGAATGGGAGGGCTGATAACTTGCAATGGAGCTACAGGTCGAGGGTAGGCACCAAAGAAAGCTTTATTTCGTTCTTGCTCGTCACCAAATACCCAATCAGCCGTATCTTGCATCCAGTTCCAAGGAGCTGGTAACGTGTTGTCAAACAACGAGTATGCAAACATATTGGCTAAGGCGAGCACAAAAATATCAATCTGTGCCATTCTAGTAAACTTTTCGTAAGAAGCTGTTCCAGGAATCAATCCATAGATACTAGCCTCCTTCATAACATCTTTTCTAAATCTAACAGCATTCCAACCCCATAGCTGGAACCTTGTCATAACTTTGCCAAGTGCTGTCCTTGCAAAGGCTGGTCTATAGGTGGCACTATATAAAAACTGTGTTGCTTTCACACCTTTCTTTGCCATTTCTATTAGGAATGGATGGTCAAATCTTTCAAAAGCACCACCAAATTTACGCCAAGTCTGCAGATAGTGAGCCATAAATGCATCTCTACGAATAGCTCGTTCAGGCACACTCATAAACTTAGCTGCAAATTCCATTAACTTTTTAGGGATATTACTTTTAATAGCTATATCTCTAACAGTTTGTTCAGATAATTCAGGGTCTCTAGTTAACTTTCTAGATATATCTTCAATAAAAGACTTGTTCTTAGCGGTCTGGAACTCCTTACTTAATCCAAAATCATGTATAAGGAAGTCAGGAAAGACACCTTGTTGAATAACAAACTTATCAACGTCTGCCATAGTTTTCAATTCTGGATTAATTTTCATTAATACTTTAGGATTTCTTGCATCTAAAAAGTTCTTCCACCCAGCACTTTGAATAGTATGGGTAGTACCACCAAAGATATTAGCAATCATAGATTTAGGATGCGCCAACAATGAAGCCATTTCAAATTGAGCTTCAAGATTAGATAAGTGTCTTACTTGCTGAAGGTCTATACCACGCATATTCTCTGGTAATTCCATATTAGTAACACCAATCTTATCCATCATCTTATTAATTCTATCCCTTACTCTATTGTCAGCCCACCATCCATATGGAGTGCCTTTAATTTTCATCACTGGATTATCATATATTTTTTGAGGGATATTTGACGGATTACCAAGAGCATCCTGTGCATATAATTTAGCATGTGTTTGCCAGGCATCTGTCTGTTCAGGCCCCCACTTTTTATACATGCCTCGTCCCATTTCTTCAATAGTTTGTTTTGAGAATATTTGTCCCAACTGTTTAAAATAGGATTGAACTGTACTTCTAGTATATGTATCTACAGCAGCTTCATCCATAGTCCAGCCTTCCATATGGGTTATTCTATTATTCATAGCTCCACTACGTTCATCTGGATTAAAGTAATCAATTAAGTCATCCTTGACTTTCTTTTTAGCTGATATTTCTTTAACAATTTCTTCTGATACATTCCATTCTTCTAAATCTTGAGTTGGCCATTCTCCGTCAACAGCTTTATATTTATACATGAGCTTAGCAAGAGCTTCATTACGCTGCTTCTGAGTCATTTCACTATCAGGAGTTTCCATAATCTTCTTCAATTCAGCTTCTTTCGCTTTCTTTGCTTCAACCCTATCAAACATCATATGTGGCCAATATGCCTCATAGTCAATTTTGCCTGTTTCAGCATGTGGCTGACGTAAAAAAGCAGCTCTAATCTTAGGGTCTTTCTTCATCATTCCAGCCATCATAGTTCTTGCAACTCGACGAACGCCATCGTTACCTATGTTAGTCCAGAATGCTTTGTCTGTTTTATTGCCCATCCACTGGGTTTCTAAATGCTTTAAAAAACTCTTAACATCAACCATAGGGACTTCTCCCTTATCAATATTCATATCGGTAACAGTCCAGTCATCTAAGGCTCTGTCATTCCCTTTTATAAATGCATGAAACTCACTAAAATATGAAGTGTAAGCATCATTAATTCTCTTAACAACCTCTTCGCCAGTCATTCTCTTACGTCCATCTGGAGTATCAACAACAAACTCACGTACTTTTAATTTAGGCCAATTATGAGCTGCTTCAGTATCTGAACGTCGCTTAAAGTAACCCATAGCAGCCTTCTTATCTTCCTTCTCAATAATTTTACCCTGCAATGCATTTCTCTGTGCTACAGCTATTTGTCTTAATGCTTCTCCTTGAGGTATATCACCTAAGAATAGCATTCGCTCTTTTAAGTCGCTGACAAATTCATCACCTATATTAGTTGCTTCTTCCATAGCGCGACCAATAAAGTTTTGAAGTTTGCCTATATATCCAGTCGGTGTATACATCGTACCTTTTTGTGCTCTACCAGAATAATCAAAATACATACCCTGTTTTTCCATTAACTGTATTTCATCTCGCATTAACTCTTCATTAATAGCTCGAGGGAATAACATAGTATGCCGCTTACCTAGTTTAGTGGGCCCATCCTTATCAAACATTTGTTGCCAGATACTGCCTGACTTTATATCAGTCAAGTAATTCCGTAATGCTATAAAATCCTGCTTATTCATTGCATTTAAATCTTTATTTAATATACCTCTAACTAAATCATTAAGCTTAGTCTTGACATACTGCCCTTCACCATTTAGAATGGTTGCTATTTCTGATACGACACTACTGTACTCTTTGTCAATTTTACCCTCTTTCAAGTGCTCATATCCTGTATTAGCAAACATCTTAGCTATAGGATTCTTATCAGCAGTCTCTCCTTCAACTGGTATACCAATCTCTTTAGCTTTTTCAGCAACCAAATCTTTCTCAGATTGCTTTTCTACAGCCTTTAATTCTTTATCCATAGGCTGCTCCCATGTAGATGAGAATTTATCATTAAATGCACCTATGTGTTCCTTAGCATTTACTACGTCTATAGCGTTACTTAAGAATCCTAGCTTAGACATAGATGTTTTCGCAGCTTCCATATTAATTGCATGTATAGCGTCAAGAGTTACTCTGCTGAGTTTCTTATTAGAGTACATAAATTGTTCTAATGCTTCAACATTCCCTTTACGTAAACTACCAAGCATTAAATGGTCATATAGACGTCTACCTTCAGGTGTAAGCTGAGTTTTATAATCTCTAATTCTACTATCAATTTCAACTTGGTCAAGTGAAGCTGACTGTTGACCAGATACTTTTTTATTAATCTCTTGGATTATCTTCTTGGCTTCAGCATTATTAGTTTCTTTATAGATTTTCTCAACTCCAGCCTTAACCTCTGCTTCAAAGTTTATCCAATCTGGGTCATTCTCTTCAATCTCAGTTAACATATCCTTCATTTGATTTCTTTGCTTATTTTTAAGCCAAGATAAATCCTTTAGTGCTTCTACATGTCCAAAGATTTCAGCTACCTGCTCCTTAAAGTTCATTCCAGTTGCATTATATAATTTACCACTTTCCTTGCCAGTATTTAGAGCATCCTTGACAAGTTCTACAGTAACCATATCAGTTAAATCATTTATTAGATAATCTTCTGCTAGCATATTAAGCCCAGATAACATTTCTTTACGCTTCTTAGTACCCTTTTCACCAGCTTCTTTAGCTATTCTTAATCCATAATGGTCAGTCTCATAAGGAGTACCTTTTATCATCCGCATAAAACGTTTATAAGTTTTAGCTGCATGCCTTAATCCCTCAGGAGTATGTAAGTCATTTTCCTTAACTCTCACAATGTAATCAGACATAACGCTTTTTAATGAGGAACGTCCTAATAAAGTCTTCATCCATTTTAAATCTTCAACATTACTATCAAAATCAACATATAATTTGTTAAGCTGAGGCAAATCCACTCTATTGAATATAGGGTCGCTCCAGTCTAGTCCCGCTAAGTCTACTCCGATTTTACCTAGGAAAGAGTTAAGCATCTCAGGCTTTGCTGCCAGAGAGTATGCTCCAACTCCAAGCTCTTTGATTTCTTCCATAGAATGCTTGCGACCCTTTGACCAGTTACGACCCCAATATGCATCATTAATATCTCTAAAAGTTCCATATACCCCAGCCTTGAGATTATTAGCAGTGAGGGCTTTTTCAATTTTGAATTTCATACCACTCTTTATTGGTACTACTCTACCTTTAACAACTTGCTTCATATCTGCAACTTTAAAGTGAGCATTCCATAAATATTCAAACCATTCCTCTTTAGATTTTAAGCCAAGTTCATCCATTGGGTCAGAGGCTAAGCCAATCATAGCTCTTTTTAAGTTACGTTGATGAAGCTTATCATCAGCTGTCTCTTTTGGCTTAACAGTTAGCTCTATTTCTCTATATTTATATACATCTTTACCAGCTTTATCAGACTTTACAAAATCTTTTTTACCCTTAACAGATATTCTAAATTTATCTTGCTTATCAGGGACTGCCATAATCGCATTATATGCAGCCTGCATAATTTGAGTTGATGATGCTGCTGGACCTAACTGATTACGGCCATCTACTGCAGCTTGAGAAATACGTATTCTTTCTACAGGAGAATATTGGTATGCTTTAGAGTTATATCGTGCTTTAGCTAAGCGGTTTTTGTCATTAGCTGGTGTATCTTTAGTAATAATAAACTTAGCTAATAGTTCTCTGTATAGGGATTGCTTTTTATGTACTGAAGCGGGAACCCTAGATTCTTTATTATCTCCAACAAGACGTCTCTTCTTCTTCCCAGTACCTTCTTCAAAATAGAACTCTTCTTTATTAGATTTATACATTTCTTTCCATGCTGGTTTCATGCCATTTTCACCGCCAAAGAATACAAATGATTTATCTCCATCCAAATCTGCTCCACCTTCAGCTCTCATAGCCCTAGAGTGAAGTAAAATACCATGGCCATCTCTACCTGTAAAACCTTTAAAATGAAGGACTTGTGCACCTGACATTGAATCCATAGGAACACGAACTGTAACAGCATTAAAGAACTCTTCTACAGCAGCTTTAGTTTCTGGTTGTGCCTCATATTCCTTACCTTCATAATTCTTCCATAACTCACCAAGAGTTAATCGTGGATGGTCTATACCACTGATACCTGTTTTAATTTTACGCTTTGCATATTTATCATCTAAAAAGAATATCTCATCAGCATATATATCTTCACCTAAAACTTTACCAATAGCTTTTCCACCTACTTCATCAAGCTTCTTTAACCATTTATTAGCACCATCTAAATCTGCACGTAAACCTTCGTCATATGGACGCATAACAGATGTTAATGAGTTACCCATCTTAGGTCTAGTAGCTGACTTGACAATATAATTCTTGACAGCGGTCATTCGATAATCTCTAACATATTTATGAAGCATTGTACCTAAAGCAGAAGCTTCCATACCCTGTTGTCGTTTATCTCTCGCCCATTCAAGAGCTAGCTTAATATGTCTACCAGTAGCATCATTCTCTTCTTCCCATCGGAGAACCTCAGCATTAAATTCTTCTTCAGTATATTGCTTATCCCTCATCTCTTCTTTAACTAAATCAAGAGACTGTTTTAATATCTTCTGATACACAGCAGCTGATATCTGCTCAGAATGATTAGCTTGTAATAATCCAATAGTCTCAGCGATACCTAATTTGTCAAGGTCTTTTAGTATTGCATTTTGTTCTTTGACAAGTTCAGTGCCTAGTGCGCCATCTTTACGAGCAGCTATATATTTTCTTGCATTTTCATTAACAACTGCATCACCTGTCATGCGTTCACCTATAATAGATGAGTACATCTCATTAATTACATCAGGGTCAAGCTTTCCCCAACTTAGTGGCATCAATGCAGTAAATAATTGTTTAGGGATGGCCTGGTCTTCTAGCATATGCTTACTCTGCTTAACAGAAAAGTTACCCTTAACCTCAGAAGGTAGTAAGTGATTTAACTCAGAGTTATGTATATTAATTTCACCATTTTCAATAGAGTATCTACCAACTTTACGCGTACCTAATTGCTTGACAGCAGATTCCTGCATAATCATATGTAAACCTTTAGCCTTCATCATCTTAGACATCTCTGGGCCAACAGTATGGAACATAAATTTGCCTAATAACGCTCCTTGAGCTTCAGATACTACTGTACCATCACTTCTGGTCGTATATTTAGGATTCCTTGCTACAATAAATGATTTATTTTGCCCTGAATGAGGCATACCAAAGTCTTTATTCATCCCATCAACTACTTCTTGAGTTACTAGAATTGCACCGTCTACATTTTCTGATAATTCGGTGGTTTTCCTTATAGTATCCCAAGAATAAAAGCCATCTTTAGCCATGGCATCTTCAACTTCTTTAGACAAGTCTCGTGCAATTATATATTGATAGCCAAGTTCACCTTTAGCATTTTCTACTAATGGCTGCTTACCACGACCAACTTGTTCAACACCATCAGCATCTATATAAGTTTTATTTAATTCCTTAGCCATAGCTATTCTATCACCAGGATATGAGTTTGTGAACCATATTTGTCCACGCTTATTAAAGCCAGTTGAGTTCTTTATAAAACCCTTATTTGTCATTAGGAGCTCTATATTAGCCCTTGTAGGCTCTAACCTATTCAAGGCAAGGTCATACATCACATTGGACCAAAACGAGCGTTTAAAGGAATCTAAGGCTTCTGTCTTTGTTAAACCTTTAAATTTGGGGTTCCCAGAGGTAAAGGTCTTTAGAAATTCAGCTTGAGCTTCATCCCGATATTTCTTAAAATCTTTAATCTTACTTGTGAATTTAGATAACTCTTGCCATTGCTTCTCAAAATTAAGTCTATTTGCACGCATATGTGGATGATGTTTCATCCAGATTATTCTATCATTATCACCTTTACCACCATACATATACCATCCACCACCACCTTTACGACGATTCCCTTTACCATCAATATAGGTATCTTTAACACCCATATACTTTATCATAGCAGATAGCTCTCTATTAAATTCCCCCTTACCTACATCATCAAGCTCTCTATACCTACTTAACTCATAATCTCTGTATTGCCCTTCTTCCTTGCGACTAATATGGTCAAGTATCCCATATACAGTTTCTTCTGGTCTGCCTGTGAGTTCATGGTGGACATCCTCAATAATCTTTAATGGCTCTCTCATATCTTTTCTAAGTCCAGATAAGCTAGTCTGCCTGTTCTTCGACTCAATATGCATTATGCGGCCAGGAGTAGCTCTAAAGTGCTTAACAGGTATACTTTGATTAAACATAGTAACCCATTGTCTTAGTTCTGCTATAGCTTCATTCTTACCAAGCAAAGAGACACCTATATCTTCTTGTATGTCATTTATAATTTGGTCAACTTTATTAAGTTTAGACCCCTTTTCAACATGCCTCTGAAAAATCTGTTCTATTTGTTGGATAATTTTAAATCGTGTTGCATGTACATCTTCAATACTAGTAGCACCCTTAGTCCAAAGTTCTTCTGGCATATGATTTCTAGTAAACCATTCAGCTTTTAATCCAGGTTGTATCATAGAGATATCATCTGCTGGTATATCGGCAAGTTCAGCTCTTAATAAGGACTCATCATGAATCTTAACTTCGTCACGATAGCTTAGTTCAGTTTCTAATTCTTCTTGCTTATTCTCCAAAGTACGTTCTCTTAATACATAAGTATCTAATTCAGCCGTAGCTTCTTTGAGCTTTCCAGATGCTTTGGAATCAAGTTCAAGGTCAATAGCTTCGCCAAATTCATCCTTATTAGACTCTAGTTCATCATGGAGTTTTTCTATACTATCATCTAATTTTTTAATTTTCTTCTTAACTTTATCGAGGTCTACTTGCTCTTCTTCAGTAAGTATAGAGCGTTCATTAAACTCAACAGCTTCACCAGACGCTTCAAGCTCTGCAGCTCTACGACCCTTTAAGCTTTCCAGCATTTGTGTATAATGCTCTCCCCATAAGGGGTCCTTACTAGGTACTCTAATATTACCAGCGCTATCAACAGCATTAGAAAAATCTCTATCTGCATCATATTTCTCAGCCATTATTTCAGAAAGTAATTCTTCTCTACGAGCCCTACCAATAGTCTTAACACCCTTTTCAGATTTTAATCTATTATTAACTTGCCATCCAGTAAGCTTAGTATAACCCTCACGATATTCTCCTGTTTTCCATGCTTCATAAGCGCCTGAAATAGTTTTAAAATGCTTACCTCTAAACTTAAAGAAGGACTGGTCAAAGGTAGACAGCTTCATATTTGTTTTACTGCCATAATCTACATAAGTAGTCCTACCAGTAGAGCTAGCTTTCTTTAAATCTAATGCTGCATACTTTGCAGTTTTATTTAGATTCTGTGCAAAGAACTCTTCTATTGCTCTTACTGCCTGAGGGTCTTTAATAAACTTACCGCTAGATGTTTCTCTTCCAGGATTGCCAAGTCCAGCTATTATTTTAGGCGGTCTTTTTGGCATTCCTTCTATTGGATTGAACCTACCAGAGCCTCTAGAATATTGATGCCATTTCTTAGTTCCTAAATCATATACAAATGTAGGCTTCTTCATATCAAGAGCCATTTGCACGCCCCATTTAGCTTTACCCTTAACTTGAGTGAATGAAGGACGAGCCTTTGCCCACTTGCTTTTATTAGATGCTTCAGCAAACTCACCGACAGCATATACAGCTTCAGCCCTGTTCACTAGGTAGTATTGTTTTCTAATATTATTTAATTGGAATCTTGAACTATAATCTGTATTTTGTATTAGATTATTTAGATTAGCGCCAAGTGATTCATTAGCAGCTTTTATAGCTCTATTAACATGTGGGGATTCTAACTCACTAGGCTGTAGATTGATGCCAAATACATCAGGCCCAGTGTTCTTTTTTTCACCAACTTGCTTATATGAAAAGGGTTTATAACCATACTCTTTACCTTGGTTAAGCCAAGTAGCTTCTGTATTTGGACCAGCTCCAGATAATATCTGCAGACTAGGCTCCTTTTCTAATACAAGACGCTTCTCACCCTCTATATATTCTTCAGTCGTTTCCATACCAGCTATCTTTTTGGTCTTCTTATCAACTTGCCATAGTTGGTCAGTTAATTTAGATAACTCATAACCAGCAGCTAGATTTTCAGCATTCTTGCCATAGCGCTTTGTTATTTCTTCTTTAAGTATAGGCTTTACTTGTTCAGGTAATTCCGCATAACCTTCCATAGTTTCAGGGTCTTTAAGCGTATTAACATAATCTTCCATACTTTCTTCTTTAGTCTTCTCAATTTTGCCTAATTCTTTTCGGGCTCTATGTCGAGCCCAACTAACCTCATTACTACCAAAGTAAGCTCCCATCATATATTCATACACCTGTTCTGGTGTAGTAGCCCCATGCATTGTTGATGGGAGTCCCATAAATAATGACCCAGCTAATCCTCTAGCAAGTTTAGTTCCCATAGGATTATCCATCTTAAGATGATTCCCTATTAGTCTAAATACTCCTCCTGCTTGAGCTCCACCAATAAATCCTTGAATCATTTCATCAATACCGCCTTGCCAAGAAGACACGCCAGATGCTACACCTAAATGGAATGCTCCTTCAACAATATGCTTTGCTTTATTGCCAAGGAAGAAGTTTGATACTTCTTGAACAGCACCTTTTCTTGATACGGTACTAGCTTTAGCGGCTCTTGTAAATATTTTTGAAGTTTCTTTAGTGACCCTATCTGCAACAAGCATAGGGATTGATTTAATAGCACCTAGTTTATTAGCAGCATGCACCAATGATTTAGCTTGCATTGCTTTTCCAAGTACATTTAAAGGCTTAGCAAGCATACCTGGAACAAACCCAGACAAGTGTCCTATATTACGAGCGACTGCTTCATATTCATTATCTGGATGGTCAGTTACATTAAGAGTAGTAAAGCCTTCAATAAAGCCGCCACCAAACTGCTTAATAGCTTCTGTTAATTGAAATTCACCCTCATAAAATGTCTTACCATAGTACTCTGCATGTTTCTTTATTCTATCAATGTCTTCATTTGAAAAACGTGAAGGAGTCTTATCATAAACATCCATTATACGGGCAAGAGCTGATTCTGTCATCTCTGGCTTCCATTGTTGCTGTTGCTGACTGGGTTCTGCTACTCGACCTTGTGGTTCCATTTATATTCCTATAATGTGCCTGATGGGGCGTTCTTTTGAGAGCTTCCTCCGAAATCTTCAGGAACCATTGAGCCAAGTACCTTAGAAACTTCGTAGATAGTCCATGCATCCATAGCTAATCCTGCAGCTGTACCTACTCCAGAGCCAGTTAAGAGGCCTCCTAAGGCTCCTTTAGCAAATAGTTTACCTGCTGCTTT